AGCACACTTTGGAGAAATTCTTTGCAAGTGTTGGAATGACCTACACTCCCGAAGATAAGGGAGATGACGTCGCACCATGGCGCGGATTGCACGAGATCAGTTTCCTCAAGCGTGGATATATGCCTGACGAGCTGACCCCTGGACAGTATGTGGCACCTCTCGCACTGGACACTGTCATGGAATTGCCGTATTGGACTAAAGACACGATTAATTCCCTTCAGATTAGTGCTGACAATACTAATGAAGCTCTGCATGAATTGTCCCTCCATGGAAAAGCAAAGTTCCTGGAGTTAGCCCCTAAAATCTTTGCCCACTCACCTTTGGTAGGAGTGGAACGTCCCTTTGACATGGAAGAGGAATGGCGCCGTCGATTCTTGGAGATTTCCAAGTCGCGCTATATCTTCTGACTTGTCACGAAGCCCGCCTCTGTCGAGTTCTACGTATACACCATGCGTAGATTAGAGACATGCGAAAGTCGACGACTTTTCGTTGGTGGATCTGGGGTTAGTCCTTCCCAGGTCGAGAGTTCATGGACGTTCGATAGAGAAACAGGAGTGGGTGAGGCCCATGCAGATCAAAATTCCTCCACTTTAACTATGGCATCTGATGCGCCCGTAGTTATCGCAGCTCCGCATCAAAATAAGTCACGGTTAGATGTCCTTTATAAGGGAATCACCGCGCAAAACCAACAGGATATTGTTGATTTCATGGCGAAACCATACCCGGTCGCCACTGGAACGTTCACAACAGCAACTAGCGTTTCGAGTTTTACTACGCTCGCGTTGGCTACGGCCTTCTCGAGCAGTCCGAATTATGAGAAAGCAAAGCGCTTTTTGCTGACAGGGTATACAGCTGTTGTGAGATTGGTGTTGAATGCCACTCCATTTCAAGCTGGGCAGGTATACATGGTGCATGAGCCTGCTTATTCTGATATCATGACGACTACTGATTATCAGAAAAGAGAGACTGCGGTGACAATGCCGCACGTGATTCTAGACATGGCAGAACAAAC